TAAATAAGTACAAGGTTGATGAGACCTTGCAAATAAAGGGAATAATTAATCCTATCCCAGATGACTTTGATGCCTCATTTAGCCGCGCACTACTAGTTCTAGGTAATGAGTTGGATAAGCTAACAAAGATTACCGTTAGTGGTGGGCGGATGAAACTGCTATCAACTAGCTCTTCCGGTGAGTCTACCGATTCATTTAGCTACGCCGATAAAGAAGCCAGCGAGGAACCATTCTACGTGGACCCGGTACTGGTTGGTAGAGCGTCTAGATGTTGTGCCAATATGGCTCTTTTAGATAGAGTAATGATACTCACTGACAGTGATGGTAAATTCATTCATTTAATTTCACACTGTACTAAGTGAGACTATTTTGGCTTTTTTCTTTAATGAAACTCGTGCATCGGCAGCGAGAAATAAAAGTTCTGCCAAGAAGCATATCCCAATTGAATCAATGCGGGCGATGGGCTGCAAGGCCTGCCCTCTCGATAAGGTGGATACTGAGGCATCCAAGACGGAGGCGAGTGGAGTTTCTAATCCGATCTTCTATTTATTGGAAGAGCAACCGGCTGGAGTACTCGACCGTGATGCCCGTAAGGCATCGGATTACCTCAAAGCGCAGTTCAGCTCTAATGTCTATAGAAAAGACGTTCGGCAGAGCCATGTGACCCATTGCAGTCATAAAGACTTGCATACCCCAGCTATGCATGAGATTGAGTGCTGCCGTGGATTTACGGTAAAAGATATCGAGGATACCAAACCACTAGTCATCATCGGCGCAGGTAAATCAGCCTTACAATGGGCTACCGGGATTAACTCAGCAGTGAATGACTGGCGTGGACAACTAATTGCTACGAAGATCGGTAACCATGCTTGCTGGTACTACCCTGTATATGATCCTGCATGGGTGTTGGATAAGCAGGGTAAGTATGGTCCTTCAGTCTACGAGAAGGTATTTGAAAATGATTTTAAACAACTACTAAAGATCCTACCAGACACTCCACCAATATGCTATGAAGCCCCCTTTGATACCGGCCTTGAACTTATAACTGGACAAGCTGGGGTATCTGACTGGGCTAAACTTGAAACCTCGCTTAATGATTTATTATGTGAACCTGAACTAGGGTACGATATTGAAACGATTGGACTCAGACCTTATTTTCCTAATTCTAAAATAATTATGGCTGCGTTCGGCACCTTTGACCGAACCGTGGTATTTCCGCTAGACCACCCGGAAGGGTGGAGTACCAACTATAGGAAAAAGGTATGGGGTTTATTCCACGATTTCATAGTTCAGTCTGGGCGTAAGATTTGCCACAACCTAGCCTTTGAAATGGAGTGGTCAGCTTTCTTCCTAGATAAAAGTATTCTGCGCAAGACAGAATGGGAAGATACTCTTGCAATGGCACATACCTTGCGTGAGGTAAAGGGCACGCTAAGTCTTGATGATCTTACCAGGGAGTACTTCGGATTCTTTTTGAAAGATCAATCAAGGATAGATTTGAAGAACCACCTAATTACCGACTACCCAATAATGGAAGCACTCCGGTATAACGGGATGGATGCTAAGTGGACCCATCTGCTCAAGCAGAATATACAGCCAAGACTAAATGTTAATCCAAAATACGTAGAAGAGTATGAGCGCAAAGTTAGACTAGCCCCAACTCTTGTGCTTACTCAACTTAAAGGAGTTCCCGTAGACTTCGATTATGTGGAGGAGATGCACGTCAAGCTAACGGGTGAGATTAAGTCTCTAGAAGGTAAGATCAGCCGGTGCCCAGAGGTAATCCAATACCAAAAGAAGTTTGGAGTATTTGAGCCGACTGCCACTGAGCAAGTATTAAAACTAATGCGCGACATTTGCAAACGAGATGAGGTCAAGGTTAAGGATTATGCCGGGTCCACAGGGGAAGAAGTACTCAGCTTGATACCAGCTAGTGAAGTCCCGTCTGCTCCACTAATCCTTGAACATCGAGCAGTTAGTAAGTTGGAGTCTACTTACATATTTCCACTCGTCAATAGAACCTTGGTTGATAGTCTAGGTTTACTTCATCCACAATTTAGCTCTATGATTGCAGAAACTGGTAGATTAGCCGCGCAAGATCCTAATATCCAAAATTTCCCTAAACGTAAACGCAGGGAAGTGCGCGGGGTAATTGCGGCTCCGGGTAATAAGTGGATGGTAGCTGCTGACTATGGGCAGATAGAAGCCAGAGTTTTTGCAATGGCCAGTGAAGATCGTAGACTAATAGATGTAATGTGGACTGGATACGACATCCACGGATTTTGGGCTGATCGGTTTATGCAATGTGACGGCAGTATCAAGGATCGTATTATTTCAGAGTACCAAGTTAATGGGGATGATACTAATAAAATTAGAAAGACATTCCGCGATGAAATAAAGAACGGCTGGGTATTCCCTGAATTTTTTGGTGCCAGTTCGTTTAGCTGCGCTCGTAACCTGAAGGTGTCAGAAGACCTAGCCAAGAATTTAGAAGAGGAGTTCTGGGATGAGTTCCAAGGGGTTAAGAAGTGGCAAGACAAGCTACTTAAATTCTATGATAAGAATCTATATGTAGAGACGCTAACTGGGCGGAGGCGTAGGGGCGCACTCAGTAAGAACCAGATATTTAATACCCCGATACAAGGTACCGCAGCAGACCTAGTAACTAAAGGGATGGATGCCGTATCAGAACTTGCAGAAGCAGAAGATGAAAACGACTTGCAACCAAATTTGAATGTGCATGATGATTTATCATTCTTCATGGAAGATGAGAATATGGAACGATTAGTCCCCATAATAGCGACTGAGATGTGCAGGCACCGGTTCGATTTTATTAATGTACCATTAATAGTTGAGGTAAGCGTAGGCCGTCGTTGGGATCAATTAAAAGAGATTGGAGTATACCGATCAAATGAACTGTTTAATTTAACTCAACCATGAGATACCTACTATCACACCCGGAGAGTGACTGTATTTTTGAAGTCACTAGCACACGAGCAGCACAGCAGCATTGTGAGAATGGCTGCGAGGATGTTACGGGTATAGTTAAATATGAGCGTCTATATCAACAATCAATAGCGAAAGGAAACAAAATGGCCAGCAAGAATCAAACTAGGGAGCGCAGCCGGGTAAATACCCAACCAGTGTCACCACCAGATACAAATATTAAAACGGTAGAACCAGCAGTACCGGACCTGTCATTACCTATCAAATATCGACCTAAACAACTTTCTGAGGTAGTTGGTCAGGATGCCGTCATTAAATCTCTACAATCGGCTTTAAAGAAGTCTACCCATTCTCACGCCTATCTGTTTACAGGCCCATCTGGTACGGGTAAGACCACGCTAGCCCGCATCTTGGCTAGTACCTTTAGCTGTGAACCTGCAAATATTATTGAAACCGATGCAGCAACTAATACTGGGATAGATGCTATGCGTGATATTACTTCCACGCTAAGATATCAAGGCTTCGGTGATACCCCGAATAAGATGATCATCCTTGACGAGGCGCATATGCTTTCTAAGGCGGCGTGGGCATCATTGCTTAAAGCAGTCGAGGAACCACCTGAGCATGTGTACTTCTGCTTCTGCACAACTGATGGAGGTAAGGTGCCTGACGCTATCCGTAATCGGTGCAGTAGTTATGATTTAAAGCCGGTACGCTATGATGACATCATGGACTTACTTGAGATGGTGGCAGAGCAAGAGAGTATGAAGATGCCTGACTCATTTTTGCAACAGGTAGCTAAGGCTGCTGGTGGGAGCCCACGTCAAGCTCTAGTTATGCTCCACATGATAGATGGGTGTGATGATGCTGATGAGGTATCCAGACTATTGGAAATGCCTCTTGAGAATAAAGAAATAATAGACCTTTGCCGTCTTCTGGTATCTGGTAATTTGGATTGGAAGAAAGTTACAGATACTTTAAAAGCATTAACTGATACAAACCCGGAAAGCATTAGAATTGTAGCTGTTAATTATATCAACGCTTGTCTTATAGGTGCTAAGTCGGAAAGAGACGTACCAAGACTACTAGACCTGCTCGCTGCCTTCTCCAAGCCTTGTAACCAATCCGATAAACTAGCTGGTATTTTGCTTGCCATAGGCAATACTATATTCCCAGTATAATTATTAGAGGAGGTATTACCATGTCATACGAACAACACCAAATAGAGTCAATGCTACAAATTGACAAAAACAGACTCGACGATGAGTTGGAGAATCAAGCACAAGTTATGTATGAGATAACAGGACTTATTACTACCGTAACTATGCGTATGGTTAGACTGAAGGAAGAACTCGATAAAATTGAAGCAGAAATTTATATACAACTACGAAAACAAGAGGGGAGTAAGTACACCGAAAATGAAATACGAGCAGAACAGCAGTTAGATAAAAAACGGATTTCAGCTAATCTATCCTATCAAGAGTCAAAACGTATCCATGAAAAACTAACGGGACTTTTGGAAGCGTGGAAGGCGCGTGGGTTCAGTCTAACCACCTTGGCTAATCTTGCGCAAGCTAACTACTACGCACCAGATAGCGCAGGGCGGGATACTGATTATAAATCTAACCGTGAGACCTTATCTAAAGCACGGCGCAGGGTATTAGTGTGATGGGTACCCTAACTCCAGTATTAATAGCAGTCTTATCACTGATTGGTATTTATGTGGCGGCTAGATTAATTTCAGCAGCATTTTTTAATTCTAAGAATGATTACGAAGAAAGGAAAGACAAATGAGTAATAGAGAACGAGGTGGTAGGGAATCAAGCAGCCGCGATAGTGGAGGTTCTAGCCGTGTGCGTGATACTGGTGGTAGAGATACCGGGCGTGGGTCGAGTCGGGGTGGCTCAAGCTTTGAGTACCAGAAGCGGGATCCAAGCTCAATGAAGAAACGTGGTGAGCAATCAGCAAATGACTTTGACAGAATATTTATAGATGATGTCAACGTATTCAAGGTAAATGATGGGAACAACTTCATCCGGTTCCTACCACCCACTTGGAAAAACCCAGAGCATTTTGGTTTAGACATCTATGTGCATTACGGAATCGGTCCAGATAACCAGACCTACCTGTGCCTGCATAAGATGAAAGGTGAAGCCTGCCCAATCTGTGAAGAGGCAAAACGTGCGCAGGATGATGGTGATGATGATTACGCAAAAAAGCTTAAACCTAATAAACGTGTATTGGTTTACATTATCGACCGCGACAATGAGAAAGAAGGGGTCAAGGCATGGTCGATGCCTTGGACTGTAGACCGGGATGTGTGCAAGGTAAGCGTGGATAAACGCACGGGTGAGACTCTTGAACTCGATAATCCTGAGGATGGTTATGATGTTGAGTTTGAAAAGAAAGGTCAGAAGCAGAAGACTGAGTACCTTGGTATAGCCGTGGCGCGTCGATCATCTGAACTCGGTGATGATAAGTGGCTTGATTATGCCAAGGATTTCCCACTTGATACTATTCTAAACTACTTTGATTACGACCACATTCAAGCGGCTTTTGGTGGAGCTGGTAAGTCTGCTACTGCTGGACGTGGGAAGGATGATGATCTTGACCGTGAGCAGGAACTTGGACTTAATGAATCGCAGTCCGGGAACGGGCGTGAGCAATCCAAAGTCCGCAGCCACGACCAGGATTATGATTGGGACAAAATTCATGGTATGACGTTTGATGAAATGAGTGCGGTAGTAGAGGATCAGAAGCTGGGTATTGATCCTGAACAAAGCAAGGACGACGAAGACCTCGCCGATTGGATTTGTGACGAAATGAAAATTGATAAGGTAGTAAAGCCAGCCGCCTCCAGTCGCCGGGCAGTCACTAAGGAACCAGAGAAGGAAGAGTCATCCAGTGATCGTCTGCGCAGACTTCGTCAAGAGCGGGATCGTTAACCGTGGCCACGTCTCGTAAAAAGGTAGTAGAGACTGCCCCGGTAGTATCAAGGCGCAAGGTGGTTGCAGAAGAAGTTAGCAACTACTTTGCATCTGGGGCTAACAAAGACCTCCCATTTATTAACTCCGGCTGTTCCTTATTTGATGAAGTCCTAGGTGGTGGTTACGTGCTGGGGCGGATGGTTAATATAGTAGGGGATAAGTCGTCCGGTAAAACTCTGCTGGCTATCGAGTGCTGCGCTAACTTCCACAAGAAGTACCCGGAAGGAAAGATCCGGTATGCAGAGAGTGAAGCTGCATTTGATGAGCAATACGCGGAAGCTCTTGGAATGCCGATTAAAGTAGTGGCCTTCCCTGACAATATATTCACCGTAGAGGACTTCTTCAAAGACTTGCAGCAGATGATTAAGGACAGCAAAGGTCAGCCCGGACTTTATATTCTGGATTCACTGGATGCCTTGTCAGATGAAGCCGAGCAGGAACGGGAGATAGACAAGGGAAGCTTCGGAGCCAGTAAGTCCAAGAAGCTGGGCGAGTTGTTCCGCAGGCTGGTGCAGTCTCTTGAGTCATCCAACATCCTGCTGATGATCGTGTCCCAGATACGTGACAAGATAGGAGTAACCTTTGGAGAGACCAAAACCCGTTCCGGTGGTAAGTCGATGGACTTCTATGCTACGCACATCATCTGGCTTGCTGAAATAGGAAAGATTAAAAAAACGATAGACAAACAGGAAAGGGTGATAGGTGTTCAAGTCAAGGCAAGATGCAA